GAATCCGCGCCCGAGTCCGCACCCGAATCCGCGATCGCAACTGAATTTATGATGTCTGAACATCCACATGCGTCATCTTCTGTTGTTGTTGATTCTTCCGAAGTTGAGTTATCGCCGCAGCAGCAACAATCGCCATCGCCATCGCCATCGCCGTCGCCGTCGCCGTCGTTAGATGATAATACCTCATCAGAAGAAGTCCAGCAATTACATGAACTACCACAAGAACGTCCTTACAACGTAGCTGGTCATTCACGAACACTATGTTCGCGTGGCGAAGGAGAAACGATGCTCAATAACTTGAAGTTACGCCCAGATTCCCAAATTGCAGTGACGGTTGATATTATCGATGATCTGATGTATGATAACTATCACGCTACTTTGCCATTCATCAGCGAACAACAAAGACAGGCGCGTTTTAAGCGTATCATGAACTGCGGTGGTTCATTCGAGATGAAATGTGACCTTATTATTGAAATGTTGCAAGAACGCTATCCAAGTCCAGATGACCATATGAATCTAGGCGCTGAACTTCGGCGGTCTTATAAAACTACTGTTACTGGCGGCGGCGGCGGATCGCTTGAATAAACATGATACGTAAATAATAAAAATAAAAATATAATAATTTTTTATTATTCCATTTCATTCGGCTCCTTCCGGCTCCGCTCGCTCCGCTCCATTCGGCTCCGCTCCGCTCCGCCTAATACTCCCTGAACTGGTCGCGAATGTGTTCATATACAACAATCGCATCCCGCGCACATGTCGTGATATACTCCGCCACAATCCCTTCATCCACGCCCACCGTCTCTGCGAATCCGACACGTATCATACTATCCGGGTTGTGTGGATGAATTTTCCTGAATGCGCAGTACGTCACCGTCTGATCCTCTGCGTAATGCTTGTCGTGCATGAAGAACTCGAGCACCTTGCCGAGCGTATAATCCTCTCCCTTCAGTTCGATATCGAACCCGTTTTGAATCGTGCTCACCGTGGGAATAATATGATTCTCTCCGCTTTCGATATCGCGGATGAACTTCGTACATTTGTTGATCATAATTTGCGCGGCTTTATAGACGATTTCTGCGTTGGTAAAAACACCCACCGTCTCTATCACGAAATCGAAACTGTCTTCCTTCGTGTGGCGTTGAGCATCCAGGAGCGACCAGTTCTTGCGTTGGGCTTTCATTTCTTCGCTTCCGATCGTAGCTACACCTTCCTTCACGAGCTCGGCTTCTTTGATACGCCACGCCTCGTCGACCTTGGTGGGGTCCATCGTCATTTGGTAGGCGCACGTAGATACGACGTTGAAAGCTCCGTCCTCTCGGGCTGTCCCGATATCCAGGTCACACGTCATCGCGAGTTGCTCGCCTTCGCCGTATTCGGTCATCTTCGGGAGGAGGCGGGCGAACTCGATGTAATCGCCGGTGATCGTGTTTGGTGGGAATATTTCGTGCACCTTGACATCGGTGAGGTATTTGCCGGTGGTTTTGTTTTTCACTCGGAAATCCTTTGTCGTGATGTAGCGGATCTCGTTTCCGTCGGCAGTGACATTTATTTCTAGTTGGTATTCTTGGAAGGGAAAACTGGTGTCAGTTATGTGTATTGGTATGCAGCTGAGCCTTTGGTTCAGTATTTGATTATGAATCCGAGACGTATTTACGGTTATCGTCGAACGGCACTCCGAATGAGGATACACTCTAAAAACGAAAGTTGATATGTCGCTCAAGATGACCCGACGAATGGCGTTGGCCAAGCTCACGTTGATGCGGTCGATGGTAAAGTTGAGCTGGCCGTTTTGGTCTGTTTTTGAGACGATGCGGGGGATGTATTTAGACGCGGCTGATTTGCTATGGAAAGGCGCGGAGGCGGCGGAAGTGACGGAAGACATTACTCAATAGTAAAGAATAATTGATACCTTTTATATACATTAATATTATTTACTATCAATTTTTTCTTTAAATATTTTTATATTTCAAGCGCCGATTTTAACATAAATTGATTTACAATATTTGTCTATTCATTATATTATTTATTATACCAAATGTGTATTCATCCGGGTTGTAAAACACAAGCAATATATAACTTTGAAGGTCTGTCAAACGGCATTTATTGTTCGAAACACAAGCAGGACGGAATGGTGGATGTGAAAAACAAGAAGTGCATTCACGATTGTTGTAAAAGACAACCAATCTATAACAACGAAGGCGATACGAAGGCGTTGTATTGTTCGGAACACAAGAAGGACAGGATGGTGAATGTAAAACACAAGAGATGCAATCACGAAGAGTGTAAAAAATACCCCGTATTTAATGTTTCGGGTGGAAAAGGGCTTTATTGTTCGGCACATAAATTAAAAGGTATGGTTAATGTTGTTAGTAAATGTTGCGTTGACTGTAATAAACGCCCAACATTTAACAAAGAATGCGAAACAAAAGGATTGTATTGTTTGGAACACAAAAAAGAGGGAATGGTTGATATTATAAATAAACCCTGTAAAAGCGAAGGGTGTAAAAGACGACCAACCTATAACAAAGAGGGTAATACAAAGGCATTATATTGTTCTGAACACAAAACGGAAGATATGGTTGATGTTATCAACAATACTTGCCTTGATTGTAATAAATATCCAGTCTTTAATACAGAAGGTGAAAAAAAACCGTTGTATTGTTATGAACACAAAAAGGAATGGATGGTAAATGTAAAAAGTAAGACATGTATTTATGAATCGTGTAAAAAACAGCCAACCTACAACAAACAGGGTGAAAAAAAAGGATTGTATTGCTTGTCACATAAACTACAAGGAATGGTAGATGTAAAACACCTAACCTGTAAAATCCACCTTTGTTCAACACAGGTTACAAAAAAATACGACGGATATTGCCGATTTTGTTATATGAACCTCTTCCCCGACAAACCAGTATCACGTAATTACAAAACCAAAGAATATGCTCTTGTAGAATACGTTAAAACAAAATTTCCCGAGATGAGTTGGGTAGCAGACAAAATAATTCAGAACGCTTGTTCCAAACGCCGACCAGACTTGTTACTTGATTTAGGGTATCAAGTTATTATTGTAGAAGTAGATGAAAACCAACACGCGGATTATGATTGTAGTTGTGAAAATAAACGCATAATGGAATTGTCGCAAGATGTAGGACACCGACCTATCGTATTTATCAGATTCAATCCGGACGATTATGAAAAAGATGGAACAAACATAAGTTCGTGTTGGGGATGTGACAAGACTGGATTATGCGTTGTTAAAAAATCAAAAAAGAATGAATGGACCGACAGGTTACATGTATTAGAAGAGACTATCCGTTATTGGATAAATCCAGAAAATACCACGTCTAAAACGATTGAAACAATCCAGTTATTTTATGATGTATAAAACTTAAATTGTCTATACGCGTCAAAAAACACATAAAAACTTATTATTTATTTAGTAATAGAGAATGTCGTCAATCATTTACTATAGCAACAACTGCGATAAATCCAAAGCCGTATTAACCGCTTTGTCTAAATCACGTGTTCAAGACGACATTCATTTCCTTTGTATTGATAAACGTGTGCGTGCGGCAAATGGTAGCGGAGTTTGGCATATCGTCACTGAGACAGGCGAAAAAGTCCTCCTCCCTCCCCAAGTGAATCGCGTTCCCGCGTTGTTGCTTCTGAACAAGGGGCACATGGTGTTATACGGTGAGCAGATCTTACAGCATTTTCAGCCTAAAAATGTCGCGCTCAATAATGAAGCAACCGGATTTAACGGTGAGCCGAACGCGTTTTCACTTGGACGTGAAAGTATGGGTGGCTTTGGTGTTGCGTCAGATAATTACAGTTTCTTGGATCAGAGTGCGGATGAACTGTCGGCGAAGGGGAACGGCGGCATGCGGCAATTGTATAATTATGCGACGATCAATACCGTGGATAAAATAGAGACGCCGCCAGACAATTATTCTCCGGATAAAGTGGGGAGTGTTTCGTTGGAACAGTTACAGCAGAAGAGGAATTTGGATATTCAGCAATCATCAAATGCTGGCAATCATATTGTTGGGGGGGATCAGCCCTCCTACGGCGGTGGCGGGATGGGTGGCGGTGCGGGGTATGGAGGTGGCAACGGGATGGGTGGCGGTGCGGGGTATGGAGGTGGCAACGGGATGGGTGGTGGCGGGATGGGTGGCGGAGGTGGTGCCATGCCTAGCGGCTCACAGCGTGGTCAGACCATGCCTCAGCCTCAGCAATATGCTCCCGTTGGAACACCTCCTCAATTCGCCGCACAGGCAGTTTATCGCGCTCCGCCTCAACAACCGGAATATTCACGTTTAGGAGGCGGAGGCGGAGGCGGAGGCGGACTACGCGGAACGATGGATACTCGACCTCAGCCCCGCGGTGGTGGAAGCTGGATTTAAATTATGTTGTTGGGCAATATATTACATATATTTTATTATATACGTATTGTAAATGACGTCATATACACAACGCCGTCATGGTGTATTCCATAAAAAACGTCATTTAACAAAACGCTTTAAACATACAATACGTAAATCACAGCGTCGTGTAATGAGAGGTGGTATGAAAGGGACCAAAATCTACGAAGATGGGCGACGATACGCTGGCGATATGAAAGATGGCGAAGCGAATGGAACAGGCAGGATGACATGGCCCAACGGTCAAGTGTACGTCGGTGAGTGGAAGGACGGCAAAAGGCAAGGAAGAGGTAAATTTCGATTTTCAAATGGCATTATATACGAAGGTAATTGGAATAATGATAGTATACAATCATTAACGTATCTATTAGAGGATAGATATGTATCTAAAATAGCATTTCATCCAACAGAACCTCTATTACTTTCTGTATGTGGCGAGGAAACCGACAGCCAACCACCGACGCTATTTTTACAAAGATTTAATCAAAATACGGGAGTTATATTAGACAACATATGTTTAAGTGAAGTTAAAGGCAAAGGCAAAGGCAAAGGCAACGGTGATACTGATGAATCAAATATCGAAATTAATCATATCTCAACTATCGCATTTCATCCAAAAAAACCAATATTCGCAGTTGGTAATAGCGTAATAGGCGAGGTATGGTTATTTGAATGGGAGATACAGAATTTGAGATTATCCGCAAAAATATCCAGCAAAACAAAGATATACACGGAAATTGGGGTGTATAAAAGAAAGAAATCCCCGGCAATTAATGTGTATAGTAACCCATATGAACTTCTTATTGCGTTTCATCCAAACCAACCCTTATTCGCCACACATGGTCGAGTAGATGACGACGTTCGTAGCACTAGTATATGGCAAATTAACGATGAGTCTCCATACCGATTAACGAATCTTAATTGTGAAATCCGAACGACTAATCTCGGATCTATCGCTTTTCATCCAACGCAACCTATTCTGATGACTGCTTCTTCATCTGAGTCAGATGACGATGATGAAAAATACGTGATTTTATGGAATTATTTTAATTACAATCCAACGAATGAGATTCCAAATAGGATAACGACTTTATCGAGAATACCTAGTGAACCTAGTGAACCCGACCATTTAAGTATCCGCGGTTTTAGTAACCGCGCTTTTAATAGTGATTCCACAACTTTTCACACAGATTCTGTTACATTTGTGGCGTTTCATCCGACTGACTCGTCTCTTTTTGCAACTTGTAGTAAAGATGCTATCATTAAAATTTGGCGTATGGCGGTTCCGCCGGTTCCTACTAAGCCGTCTTATGACAAAGATGGCAAAGAGTTACAGATTACACGGGAAGACGTAATGAACGCAACTTGTATGGCAACTTGTAATCCACCGACAAATTATAAATCTCCGGTTACTTGTGTCGCGTTTCATCCAACCGCACTATTACTGGTCGGCGGCTACTCTAACGGAAATGCGATGCTATGGGAACTCGAGGCAATAGTAAGAGAAAAAGTTTTAGATACAAAACCGTTGAAGTATCAAGAATATGTAATGGCTGTATTTCCTCCGCCAAATATAGATATCGAGGACCGCGACGCGTATTCTTCTTCCAATCAACAAGCTATTGTTTCAAGTGTAAATTTTCAAGTTGATTCTCTTGGTGTAACTTTTCTGGAAATAGGGCGTAGTAATACAACCGTTGTAGAATTACAGAATGTAAGTCATTATGTAAGTGATATTAAAAATAGAGAAAAAACAATATTCTTGGATAGAAAAAACATAATCAAAGAAATATCAAAGCAGTTTATGTCACATCCGGGGTTACGTAATCCTCTTAAGTTAACAGGTATAGAAGTTGAGAGAGCAATTCAACGTCTACCGCTAACCCCTAGAGGGGGTGATACAGTAGTTTTCGATCCAGATTGGAGACGCACTTTGGAAAGTCGAAGTCAACAAGGACAAATAAGTAAAGATGAATTAGATACAGAAAAAGAAGCAAGTAAAAACTGGCGCGAAAAATGGGAAGAAGCAAATCGGTTACTACAAATACGACTACAAAAAGAAGGAGAGCTACCATCACAACCATCAAAAGGTGGTAATACACGCCGAACAAAACGTAAAAACCTACGAAAATAATAAAATTGATTCAAACATTTTTGATTTGTTTGAATCCATACAATCGTTACAAATGTCAACTTCGCCTGCCAAGACCACCACCACCCCCCACCAATACCGCACCTTTTCCATCAAGTCATGGCACGCATACCAGCAAAGCACGCCATCCCATCTTCATTCTATCCAACACTACTACGCCAACTGTCAAGAACTCGCAAAAGGATGCCCCGAATACGTCATGGTTCTTCGCGATGAAGTTACGCGGATAACTGGATGGAACTGGACAACTGGATGGTCTGCGCAGAATTGTGCGGATACGAATGGCTACGTAGATGTCCGCACCGGAAAAAAATATCCATATGGTATGTCGTCGTTTTGTGATGACATTAAATGAAATGGGTCACCTGAAATAGGCCATCGAAATTATACTACTACGAATTCGCAGCCGATTTTTTTATAATTATTTTTCGGATTTTTGGACCGTTTTGAGAGATCGCTGTAGTTGTAGTTTCTTCGATTGAAGCGATCGAAACAACAACGTTGGCACTCGTATCCGGTGCTTCTCCTTCTACGGCATCGTGGTCGTCGTCGTGTTCGTCGTGGTTTTGGTGGCCTTGGTCGTCGTCGTGGTGTTGGTCATTTTTACTACTTGCCAACTTAACAACCCCATCAATAAATAGCTGGGCTTGTTTTTTATTATTTTCAATCTCCATTTCTAATTGACGAATAAGCGCATCATTTGATTCGCAATAGGCGACAATTTCTTGTTGGCGTTCAATTGAAGGAACTGGTATTTTTAAATTTTCAAGTGTTCCTTTTGTTATATTTGGTATTCCAACACCAGTTTTTAGTTTATCTAGTTTTTCATTATTTGATAGTATATAATAAACATATTTCATTAAACATTTATCTTTAATATCAATCACAAATATATGGTCTGATGGAAAGAACTTGCCTTCTGTTAAGAAACAATTACCTATTGTTCCATTTCGTGCGGTCAATATATAATAACCATCATATAAATATTCATCTGTATAACCACTAATTGAACCAGTTCCATAATACGGATATAATGTTCCTCTTTTATTATCAGTTGGTTTATTTTTACCTGTTTTTATGAATTCACATAACTCACCTAATTTTTTATTTTCATTCTCGCCAACCATTTTTTGATTATTCAAACAAAACTCGTTCAATTGCTTCAATTCCGCGATTTTTTCACGACTTGTTTTGTTTGCTTTTTCATAAATGAAATCCAAATATTTGACGACTTCTTGTTGGCGTTCGAGAGATGGGATTGGGATTTTGATTGATTTGAATTCATCAATATCAATTGCTTTTTGTGCTGTTCCTCTTCCACATTTAAATACTTGTTCTTTATTATTATCTAAATAATACCATAAATATTCATTAATCATAATACTTTCATTTTTAGACTTGATAGTAAATGCTTGACTATTTAAGTAATATTTTTCATTTAATAACATAACACAATTATGTAAAGACATTCCTTCTCTACTTATTTTACATGTTTTTCCTTCTCTTGAATACTCATTTGTATAAAATGAAGTAAAACCTCCTCCACCTAATACTGGATATTCGCCGGTTTCTACTTGTTCTTTGACAATTCTTTTACCATTTTGAAAATCACAAACTTCGCCAAGTGTCTTCACAACTACACCATCTTCATATTGTTCTTCTTCTGCGTCATCTTTCATATATTCCGCATAATTGAGTGAATATGAATTCGCCACTATTCTCTCAATAGGAACTTCAACCAAGAGATGTTTCACACCTTCACCCTCATATGGGTTATAGTCATAAAACGCGACTTTGGTTGTTTGATGTGTTTTTGAGAACTTGTAATCGCGTCCTGTTTCTTTTTGAGTTTTGGATACGTTGATTTTCATTTCAATCACATCAGAACCTTCTCGCTTTTTCACGAAATAGAACACACATGTCTTGATGGATGTGTTGGTAAATATACCAGAAGGGAGATAATATATTTCTTTCAAATCGCATGTTTTCATAAGATACTCACGAACCGCAACAAGTGTAGTGTTTGTCTTTGAAAACAAGTCCTGCCCGTCTGGCAACACAACCGCACATTTCCCACCTATGTTCAGCATATAAATAATTGCCTGAATGAAGAGTGATACGGCGTTATCCGTCTTGATTGGAACATATTGTGTCTTCATCGGCGATTGGAACTCATCATATTTCAAGCCTTTAATTCCGAATGGCGGATTCGCGAGAATATTATCAAACTTACGTGTAATTGGCTGGCGGATACTATCACCACAATCCAGACCACCAAACATATGACCTGACGAAATCAACATATTTGAAACCGCCAATTGATAGGTATCTGGTTCGAGTTCTTTTCCATACAAACCGGTGGTTGTGATATAATCCCAATTGAGCGTAATATTGAGTTTTTCGGCCTGTTCCATGATGGTTTGTAAATATGTAATCAAGAACCCACCAGTCCCCATTGTCGGGTCGGCACACGATTCAAACGTTCCATCCGGACGAACTTGCGGGTCGATAAGACGCACCATCAGTTTCTTTACTAATGGCTGGGTAAAGAATTGACCCAACACTTTACCAGTCATAATATCTTGAATAACTTCTTCATATGCCCTACCGAGAACATCGTATTCCGTTTCAGATAAATCAATCGCGTTTAGCTTATCGATTATTTTCTTGAATGTAGACTGATGGCGAATATCAAATCCGCGACCTTTCAAGAATATAGCGTTGGTTGCTGGATGGCGCGACAATATAATGTCCCAAATGTATTTCAACAATAGTGGAATATTATCTTCCGTCTCCTTGGATAAATTGCTGAAAATCACACACGTTTGCAGACGTTGCTTGTTGTGTTTAATCAACCCTTCATCATCAAAATGTTCCTCCAATCCTTCGCTGAAATCATACTTCGAAATATCAATCGCACCTCCAGCCTGAAAGTGGGGTTCGAGCAATTTCAAAATCAATAACGACGACATATTTCGCAACGCCTTATCGCCGGTAAGGCCTTCATTATCACGCAGTATATCCAAGCACCGTTTAAAGACGTTGTTAAGTTCGTTTCGAATATCCGTTTTATCCTCTTTCTTCATGACCATTTGTTGTATTTCACCTACAGACACACACGCACCCTTCCTATTTTGATGGCGTGTAAAATCAATCTTCTGTTGAAAGACCTTCTTACATAATTCGCAGGTATATTGTTTCGATGATGACATCGCGGGCTTTATATATAACCAAGTAGAAAATACTTTATATCGTTTTTTGACACAATCGAATTCAATTTTATAATAAAAAGTATTTTTTACTTTCCCAAACCCCGTTTCATAATGCGATATTGGTCTTTCGTTTTTTGGATAATATAATGATTTCGCCGAGTTCGTGTATATTGTAATAATCGGTCCATAATCCGTTTGGTGGGAAAAGCGGGTCTAATAAACATAATTCCTCGCAGATTTTGGACAAATCTAATCCATTTGCTCTTATTTCTGGTTGCTGTGACAAGTATTCACTTACCTTCGCTTTACATAGATCTGCCGGATAATAGACACGTTGTATTCCTAAATAATCGATCCAATTTGTGAATTGGCCGATGTATGTTGTTTCAGGTTCAGATGGTAAGCGGTTGTCGCGCTGACATAAATTGTAATAGTCCTCTCTGGTTGTTACGTTGTGGTCTGCGATGATTCGTTTTGCTCGTTCATATGAGGTGCCGAGAGCAGTTCGCTTTACCGTCTTAAGTCGTAGTTGTTGTGTAAGTTCATCATCGTATTCTCCGATACTGCCATGACCGTCGTCGTAGTCGTCGTGGTCATCAACGTCGTGGAGCGACAGCTTTCTCTCGGATTTTTTGATTTCAATCCGGAACACTTTGATTTTTTGTGATATTGTTTCATCTTCAAGTCCCATCTGGTAAATAATTTCGCGCGATTTTCGCATATCTGGATTTTCATGATTAGACAACCAATCGTCTCTGTTCAATATCGGTAATATAATCTTTACGATTTTGTTGGGTTCGTCCGCATTCTTTCTACAAGGCCGTAATGCCGACTGAACAATACGAATGTTTGATGTCATATTTTCCGCAAATACGACCGCGTCGAGTAATGGAAAATCCCAACCTTCGCCAAGACAATAGACGCATGAAATGATACCCTTCTTGGAATTACCGAAATTTGTGAGAATATCGTTTTGTAGCCCCGATTTCATATGACTATGATAATCTGAACAATATAATTCAGGAATATCAAAATATTTTTCTTTCAGAAGGAGTTGTATGTATGTAATAATTTGGGTTGAGTTCGCCTTATTATTTGAATATATCAGCATATGATGCGAATGTCCTTCGTTTATACTTTTCAATCCGGCATATGCGGTGAGTAGAAGACGTTGGTTGTTTTCATCGCGTGTTTCGAATTTTTGGAAAAGCTCCTCAAGTTGTTCTTCCAACGCAACAATCGTTTGAATTTGATAATCGCAAATAATATCTTGTTGGATTGCCCATAATACACAACGTCGTTCAATAACTTCACCGAAATGGTCTGTGTCATCGTTCGATATCATACACCTCTCGTCTATACTGCCACCGACATTTGAAGTGTCATCGATCATCTTCAACGTGGCGGTCAGAGATAATTGCTTGTCACACGGAATCATCAGCATATGTATATATGATTTTGTTGTTTCCGCGAGACGCATGTTTGTCGTTGTTAAATGATGACATTCATCATTGATTTTGAAATCAAACGATCTAGAATTGGCGGTCGCTGCTGTATAAACCTTGTGAGAAGATGAATACGTCGTTATAATGATATGGCGTTTGTCGTTATATTGAATAAATTTGGCTACGTCGTCAACACTTACACCTCCAGAAACAACAAGTAGTGGATAATCCGCATATAAACGCGTTATATTAGACTTCCATTGTTTCACTAACTGCTTATTTGGAACACCGATAACGATCCGGTTGTTTCGCTCTAATCTCTCCGCTACCCACAACGAAATCAGAGTCTTGCCAATCCCACACGTAAGAACAAGAAGACCTTTGTTATTTTTTGTAAAATGTTCTACTGATTTCGCGATAATAGCATTTTGATATGCTCGTGGGACATAAGAACTAGAATTGGAGCGTTGTTTCAGTCGGAAAATTAGTAGTGAAGAGCGTAATTTTTGAAAATTGTTGCGAATACGATGTTTTCGCAATAGTTCAAGGATTTCACAATCCGGAATACGACGATATGTGATTCCGTGCTGTTGGAGACATGGTTCTATACATGTTATGATCTCATTACTGTAAAATTCGGATCCAGCGTCACGTTTTATATGATACTTTTGAAACTCATGCTGGAGAAATCGTTCAATAATACTCATTTGAGACAACGAAACTTCGAGGACGACCACAAAACGTCCTCTTATAATCTCACCAGTCGCATATATTGAATCTCGATCTGGTATATTTGTTGTTTTTCCTAATTTACACGCGTTGAAGGCGTCATATGCCGAATGTCTGCGAATATAGATGTAGCCGTTGTGTGACATATCTATTTGATCGTCTGTTCTTATGTTTATTTATAATAGTATTATAAGTATTATTCAATTTTATCGAATATGTCCATAGACACTCTTCGCCAGCTTTACCACAAATATGACGAAATCATCCGGTTCTCTGCCTACGCATTCACCGGTTGGTTCTTATCATGGGTGCTTTTTTTTATCATGCTGCCCTTCATGGCGCGAGCCTACGGCAAAATCCGCGGTGCTTCGTTGAACTACGCGTTTAGTTGGTTCTCGATGATCGCCATTATATTAGGTTTAGAATTCACGTTGGGATGATTCACGGAAATCTTACTTTTCAGCCAAAAATATTCCGTTCGAATGAATACTTTTCGTTCAAATTTCAAACCTTCAAACTTATACGATCCAAAATATAAGTTTGAATGACTTTTCAGCCGAAAATATTCCGTTCAAAAACATGAAAATCCAAAAGTCCTGGTTTCAAAACCTCGGTCCCCTATTTTTCAAAGACTTTCCGGCCAAAAATATTCCGTTTGAATTTACATCCCCCAAAATGGGGAATTTTATAGATTGGAATTTTACAGTGACGGTTTTGGGGGATGCAAATCCGTATTGATTGCGTTTTTTTTAAATGTGCGTATTTTTGTAGTCGCATCATATAATCGTCAGATATTGATTATATCATGCGAATTATATGATTTTATGGTGTGATGGTTGTGGTAATTTATAGTATGTCCAAATAAATGTCCATTTTGACCTTTGCGCGTGGAAGTTTTAAAATATGAAATTTGAAACATTAAAAAAATACGGTTGTGAGCATTATGCTCACAAATGCGATTTTTTGATAAAAAATATTGTGACTGACTTTTTTTACGAACCGTCCGCGGAAAGCGTTGGTCGTATATTTAGGCGTATTTTTTGTCGTAATATAAAATATAAAGATTACATCCATGGAATACCATAAACTAAAAACCAGTTACGTTTGCGATTTGTGTGATTTTACGTCGAGTAATAAAACCGACTACGAACGACATGTAAATACACCCAAACATAATAAGAATGTCCAATACCACACAAATACGCATGAATCATCGACAACAACCGGCCATAAATATACATGCCCTTTATGTAAAAAAGAATTCAAACATAGGACGAGCATTTATAAGCATAAAAATGTGTGTTCTGGCAAGGACGAATCGAGCGCATCAACTGCTTCCACTGCTGAGGTTCGCAACGCTGTATCACAAGAATATGTATCCGATGTTGTATCAAAAAACCAAGAACTAACAACCGCAAATCAAGAACTAACAACCGCAAATCAAGAATTAAGAAATGCGATGTTGCTTTTGATTCAACAGAATACAGAATTTCAAACCAAAATGATGGAATTCTGTAAAAGTGGTATATTATCAAACACAACCAATAACAACACTAACACTAACACCAATAGCCACAACACTATCACCAACTGTAACAACCCGACATTCAACATGAACCTCTTCCTTAACGAGAAATGTAAGGACGCAATGAACATGAAGGACTTCGTGAATTCCATCCAGTTGAACATGACCGATCTAGAGAATGTAGGTCGGCTTGGTTATGTGGAGGGGATGTCGAATATCTTCATTGACAACCTTCAAAAGACCGACGTGTATAAAAGACCGGTCCATTGCAGTGACGTCAAGCGCGAAACCCTCTACGTCAAGGAAGACGATCAGTGGGAACGTGAAGGACCAGACCATGTGAAAATGACGAATGCGGTCCTTGCGGTAGAACACAAGAATGTCGTCCTTGTCAATGAATGGGCGAAGGCCAACCCGCGCTGTTTGAATAGCAACACTCGAGAAAATGAAACATACTTCAGGCTATCGAAAGCCGCCACTGATGGAGAGAAGGACGGGAATATAGATAAGGTGATACGAAAAGTAGCGAAGCGTGTGGTGATTGAGAAAGACAACCTAAAAGTAATCGAGGATTCATAAAAGTTCATCGTTCATGAAACCCACATGATTCGAAAATCTTACTTTTCAGCCAAAAATATTCCCTTCAAAACATGACAATTCCAAAACTTCCAATTTCAAACCTCGGTCCCCTATTTTTTCAAAGACTTTACGGCCAAAAATATTCCGTTTGAATTTGCATCCCCCAAAATGGGGAATTTTATAGATTGGAATTTTACAGTGACGGTTTTGGGGGGTGCAAATGGTGTTTTTGGGCACTTTGGATTTACCGATGGGGTTATGTCTTTGTTACGTTAATATGGTGTTATATTGGCATGTGTTGGTATTTTATGGTGTGGGGATTTTGGGTTTTTGTATCTTCTCCAAAAAATGTCCATTTTGACGTTTGCGCGTGGAAGTTTTAAAACGCGATTTTTGAAACATCGAAAAACGGGGTTGTGACCATTATGCTCTTATTTCGTATTTTTAGCATAAAAAATATGTGACTGATAATTTTTGGGTGGCGGCGTGGTTGTTGGACGAAATGAAGGGGCGCGCGGCGATTCGTATTTTAGGAAGGATTTTTGTCTTAACCATATGTATAATAAGCCATCGATTCAAATGACATATACATGCCAACCTTGCGTTTATCATACAACATCGAAGAGAGACTATGAACGTCATCTTTTAACACAAAAGCATATAGATGGTGGTAATATAGGCAAAACACCTATAAAAACGCTTGAAGGTTATTCATGCCCGAATTGCCATAATACGTATAAATCACGCACTAGCACGTATACACATATTGCCAAGTGTGGAGTTAGTAATAATACACAAAATAGTCAAAATATTACGAATTCTATTACACAACTCGCATCCGCCGCCCCCACAACCACAACCACTCCAACCGAACAGTATTTACTCGAAGTGATTACCAAGAATCAGGAACTAACGTCTGCGATGATGATACTTATACAACAGAATACAGAACTACAGTCAAAATTGGTCGAATTCTGTATGAACAATCCAACCAACACCAACACCAACAGTCATAACATGACTAACAGCAATAACACCAATTGTAACAACCCGACCTTCAACATGAACCTCTTCCTTAACGAGAAGTGTAAAGATGCGATGAACATGAAGGATTTCGTGAATTCGATTCAATTGAACATGACCGATCTGGAAAACGTGAGTAAGCTTGGTTATGTGGAGGGGATGTCGAATATCTTCATTGACAACCTTCAAAAGACCGATGTATACAAGCGACCGGTCCATTGCAGCGACGTGAAGCGAGAAACCCTCTACGTCAAGGAAGACGATCAGTGGGAACGTGAAGGACCGGACCATGCGAAAATGACGAATGCGGTCCTTGCGGTAGAACATAAGAATGTTGTCCTTGTCAATGAATGGGCAAAGGCCAACCCGCGCTGTTTGAATAGCAATACCCGAGAGAATGAAACATACTTCAGGCTATCGAAAGCAGCCACTGATGGAGAGAAGGACGGGAATATAGATAAGGTGATACGAAAAGTAGCGAAGCGCGTGGTGATTGAGAAGGATCCATTATAATATTAGAATAAAACCCGTGAAAATATTCTCTTTAATTTTCGGTATAAATATAATCGTGTAATTATTATATCTATTCATTTCATTAATGTCAAAATATGACGTTGATTATTCCAACACAATTATTTACAAAATTTATTGTAAAGATGAAAATATACAAGATGTTTATGTTGGTCATACTACTAACTTTGTTCAACGAAAGAAGGCACATATGTCATCATGTATGAAGAGTAATTATTCAAATCATAACTGTAAATTATACCAAGTAATACGAAATAATGGCGGTTGGGATAATTGGCAAATGATGATAGTTGCCTTTTATAATTGTAAAGATCTTTATGAAGCGAGACAAAAGGAACAATATCATTATATTGAATTGAAAGCTACGTTGAATAGTGTTAAACCGATGAAGTCGGAATACATACATCTGAAAAGGACAAAATGTAATAAGAGTAAAGATGAATGTAAGAGTAAAGATGAAATTAACGATAAATTTGTATGTGTAAGTTGTGACTTTAGATGCTCTAAGCGTTCTAATTATAATACGCATCTTTTGACACATAAACATAAAAAGATAACGGAGGATACCAAAAATGCCAGCCAACAGTCCACATCGTTCATCTGTCCCTGCTGTAACAAGAAATATTCACACCTTTCTGGATTGTGTCGGCATAAGAAAATATGTGTGGCGGTTAAACAAGATATTAATGAAACGGTAACCACCAATACAGTATTCGAAACAAAACCTAGCGACGATTCTTATCCTATTGAGAATATGAAAATAACACCGGCAGAACTTCAGAATATGATAACTGATACACAATTTTGTAAGAAAATGGTGGTTGAACTAATAAAGACCAACAACAATTTACAAGCGCAGATTTTGGAAATGATGAAGAACACGCAATCACAATCCATAGAGACAATCCCGCCATCATCGACTATCGGAGTTGCGTCAAATGGCAACAATAATACTATTAACGCCAACACCACCAATAATAGTAACAACCCGACCTTCAACATGAACCTCTTCCTTAACGAGAAATGTAAGGATGCGATGAACATGAAGGATTTCGTGAATTCCATCCAGTTGAACATGACCGATCTGGAAAACGTGAGTAAGCTTGGTTATGTGGAGGGGATGTC